TCTACACGGAAAGCCATTCAGATATCAAGGAAACGGACAAATTGGAATGTGAGGGCGAAACCTATATCGTTAAAGCCATCCGCAAACTGGAAAGAGGCGCGCTAACCAGAATTGAAGCCATAATTTATAAGACAAATAATTGATATGCCGTTTGAAATAAAGATTGAAAATATAAACGAACTAAGGGAGGTATTCAGGATGTATCCGCTGGCCGCTAACCGCGAGATTCAGCGCGGTCTTCTGGACGCTGGCAAACTTATTTCCGGCCAGGAGAAAAGAGAATCGCCGGTCGGGGTGACCGCTCATTTAAGGCAGAGTATCGGTATCAGATTAAAAAGCGGGAGCGTGATTATTGTTCCCAAGAAAGAATACGCCGTTGCGGTACACGAAGGCACAAAACCGCATTATGTGTCGGTTAAAAGCAAAAGAGCGCCCCTACGCATCTGGGCGATCAAAAAAGGATTAAATCCTTATGCGGTACAGAAAAGCATAATGCGCAAAGGCACAAAGCCTAATCCGTTTGTAGACCGGACAATTGATAAAGTTAATTATCAGGTCAGGCGGATATTTGTCAGCGCTTTAGAACGCATAATCAAAAGCATATGAGAAGCCAAATATTGGATGCAATTTATAACAAGCTGGACAGTATTAATGATATTGCCCAGGTGTACAAATATAACAAAGGCGAATTTAATGAGTATCCGGTGGCCATAATTTTAGGCACGGAAAATGTAAAGGAGCGGATGAGTGTTAAAACGATTTTAAAGCACTATAAATTCAAAGTGCAGGTAATCCAGGAAGTAAACGAAGAAGCCCGCGGACAGGAAGACGGAGAAAATCTGCTAAACAGCTTAAGCGACCAGATAGACGAAGCGTTTGACAATGACGACACTCTGGGCGGAGTTTGCGATGATGTCCTGGTTTCCAGTTCATTTATCTGGGAAGATCGGGAACTTCTGATGCGGGTTCTGGAAATGGAAATAATCTGTAAAAAATTAATTCAAATAACATAATAATTTAATCGACAAAAATATGGCAGTCAAAAAATCTCAAATCGAAGACAAGTCCCTGCATTCTGGTAAGGAGCAGGAGGTTCCAAAAATGGAACACCAGGATAAAGAACAACCAGTCCGTAAAATGGAACACCAAAAAGAGTTTAATTATCCGGAGCATAACATTACCGTTAAGGCTAAAAGCAAAAAGGAGGCGGATAAAAAGCTAAACGAATTAATAAACTAAATAAGCAGAACATGCCGTTCTTGATTGTCGGCATGTTTTGAAATACAACAATATGACGGAATTAATAAAGCGCAAATTTAATATCGGCATCGGCAGAGAAACCGCCAGAGGGGTTAAGGTGGCGCCCAGCTACTGGCTAAAGCCTTTGTCTGAAGATATTAACGACAAAATCGAAGTAGCGGTCAGTGAGCGGGCTGTCGGTGTTATTGAGGACAGCGAGGATCAGGAAATCAGCAAGAAAATGAGCGGAGGCACGGTTACCGGCGAAGTGTTTGACGAGAGTTTTGGCCTGATTCTTCTGGCTACGCTTGGCCAGGTCGGGAGCGTAGAAACCGCGGACACTGGTGTATATGACCATGTTTTCGCGGTTCTGCAGTCAGCCAAGCACCCTACGCTCACGGTCGAGGTTAAAAGGGGCGATAATGAGCAAAAAGCCTATCCCAATTCGGTAATCGAAACATTTAAGCTGGATGCGGCCGTTAATCAGTATCTGAAATACGAGATTGCTTTGCGGGGCAAGGCCGGAGTAGTTGAGAGCAATGCGCCCGGCTACATTACCGAGAATTACTTTTTAGGCCAGCATATCAACGTTAAACTGGCAGATGACATGGCCGGACTGGGAGCGGCCAGTGCTATTGATGTTAAAAAGGTTGAAATTAATATCAATAAAAACATTGAGGATGACGACAAGCTGGGGAGTATTGAACCGGCGGATTTCTTAAATAAGCAGTTAACAATTGAAGGCTCAATTGAAATGAACTTTAAGGATACGGTTTTGATGGACTATGCCTTAAATGGCAACCAAAAAGCAATGCGGATTGAGATCGTCAATGGTGATGTTACGATCGGCGCGACCAGCAACCCCAGGCTGGTTATTGACTTAGCCAAAATTAAATTAAGAGAACCGCTTATTAGCGGTGATAATAACGAGATTGCCAAGGTAGCGGCCAGTTTCAAGGCTTTTTATTCAGCGAGTGACTCAAAAAGCATTGAAGCCACACTGACCAACCTTGTCGCAAGCTATTAAGCCTATGCCAGTGTTAAAAGACATAAGAGAAGTTAAAAACATAAAGCTTCCCAAAAGCGGAATAACCATCAAAATCAGGGATGGCGTTCTGGCAACCGATGTGGAAGTAATTGAGCAGGAAAAAAGTGAGATCAGGCAGACTTTAGTTTTGTTCAGCCGGGTAATTGAGGACTGGGATGCCACTGATGAAAAAGAGCAGAAACTGCCGATCACGCCGGAAAACATCAACCTGTTCGGTTTTGAAGACACTAGGTTTATTATCGAGAATTTAAAGTTTGTACAGGATTTTTTAGAGGAGAGCAAAACTCGTGGTTCGAAGTAGCCAAGTTTGTCCGGCTCGGCCATTTCAGCTATGAAGGCTTCCGGGCCTTTGTCTGTGTGGAGATGGGCTGGACCGAGCATGAGTACCAGAATCAGCGCTGGGATTTTATCAATGAAGTTGCCACTTTCATAATGGAGCGTAATAAAAAAATAAATGAGCGACAACAAGGAACTGCAAATCATATTAAAAGCTGTTGACAACGCCAGCTCGGAAATGAAAAAAGTGAGTGAGGCTTTAAACGGCATGTCAGAAGGTGTAAAAACTACATCCAGTTCTTTTGGTTCTATGGCCAAGGCGGTAGCGGTCGGTAATCTGGCTTATAACGCCATTGCCGGAACGATCAGCAGGGTGGCCAGTGGTATCGGCAGTCTGGTCAAAGAAAGCATCAGCCTGACCGGCCAGCTGGGGCAGTCAAAAGCGGTTATCTATAAACTGGGGGAAAATAACAACTGGAGCAAAAAGCAGATTGATAGTTTGGTGAAAAGCATCAGGGAAGAGAATAAGGACATGCTGACCGCAATTGAACTGACCAAAACCGCCATTATGACCAATATGAGTGAAAGTCAGGCTTTGGAAATCGTGGCCAGGGGTCGTGACGTAGCGGCCGCTTCGAATAAAAATTCCAATGAAGCGATTAAGTCCATGATGGAAGCGGTGGTTAAACTCCGGCCGGAACTGTTAAGCGAATACGGCATTCAGATGAATCTGGTCAAGGTTTATTCTGATGCGGCCACTCAGCTTGGGATTAAGACCAGCGAACTGACTTACGCGCAGAAATCGCAGGCAATGTATAATGCCATGATCGGCGAAGCCACCAGAATGGAAGGCTCATACAGCGAGGCCATGAACAGCTGGTACAAAATATCGAACTCAGTCAAAGACGGGATTGTAAGCCTCAAATTAATCCTTGGGGATATGCTCGATAATGCCATGAAACCGAGTATTGAGTATGTCTACCAGACAATTAAAAGTTTCCGTTCCTGGGCGTTCACCGAAGAAAACGAAATCAATCCACAGCTTAAAGCCACGGCCGATATTATCGGACAGGTGCTGATGGCGGCTTTTGAAGGATTAAAAACCGCTATCTCATTTGTGATTGATGTATCCGGCAAATTTGCGGATGCAGTCAGGGCAGGAATGGATATTATTGACCGTTATCAGGGTCTTTTAACCATATTCAGTTCATCCTGGGACAATGTGGCTTTGGTATTCCGGGAGAACCTGTTGCCGGAACTGCAGAAGCTTTGGGAAGCTTTGCAACCATTAATGCCGTTTCTGGAAACATTTGCGCAGATAATCGGCGTTATTTTACTGGGCGCTTTGATTGCGGTGACAAAAATTATTGAGGTCAGCTTAATTGCCCTGATTCAGACTTTGACCACTATTATTGAAGCGGCCAATTCAGGGATAGAGAAATTTAAGGGAATCTGGGATGCGACCACTACTACGATATCAAAAGTCATTGACTGGATAGATAAGCTGATCAGCAGTATTCAGAGGCTGAATATCGTACAGGGCGCGAAGAATGCCATTGGCAATGCGCTGGGGTTTGGCGGGGGCCGGGCAGTCGGCGGATTTGTCAGTCCAACTAAGGCCTATGTTGTCGGTGAAGCCGGACCGGAATTGTTTGTGCCAGGCGCAAGCGGGAATATTATTCCTAATAACCGCTTAGGCGGTAAGAATACGGTAATTAATGTAAATATTTCAGGCAATACGATTATGGACCGCAAAGGAGCGGAGCGGATTGGCGATTTAATGATCAAGAAATTAAAAGCCAGCAATTTATTGGGTTAGATATATGAATATAATTGTTAAAATAAACGATGAAGAAAAAACCAATTTGGTTGACTGGGAAAGCTTCGGAATCGAGGACAATATCAACGATCAGCCCAATCTGTGCAATTTTACAATTAAAGTTTTTGAGGGGCAAAGCTATAAGCCGGAGATAAGTGATGTAGTGGATGTGTTTGACGGTGAAGAACTGATATTTGCGGGAAAAATTATCCGGGTGGCCAATTACGCCGAAGGTGATGTGGTTTATTACGAGATTGAAACCAAGGATTATACTTTGGATCTCGATCGGATTCTGGTGATTGACCGCTTTGAGAATAAAACAGTAAACGAGATTATTTCCTATATCGTTGATAATTATCTGGCCGGATTTGGCATTACCTATAACCATGTCAGTTGCGATCTGGAAGTGACAGTGGTGGCATTTAATAATCTGAGCGTCAGTAAATGTTTAACCGAATTGTGCGAGCTGTTTAATTACAGCTGGTACATAGACTATGGCAAAGACATACATTTTTTTGCTAAAAACGATGAACCGGCACCATTCAATATCGCGGACGGTAGTGATAATTATATTAGGGACAGTTTGGGGATTGAGAATGATTTAAGCCAGCTTAGGAATGTAGTGATTATAGAGGGTGGAGAGATTACATCAGATAATGAACGGACAAAACCGCACACCGGGGATGGGAATCAGAAAAGTTTTGCCACGGATTATAAATTTTCCAAAAAGCCGACAGTTAAGGTTAACAGCGTAGAGGTAACGGTGGGAACGGAATTTTTGGACAGTGATGAGAATTTTGATTGTCTTTGGAGCTATAACGAGAAATATGTGAGATTCGTTAATCCACCGAATTCAGGTGATTTAATTGAGATAAGCGGATATTATCTTATCCCAATCATGGCGCAGGTTGAAGATAATGCCAGTATTTCAAGTTATGGGCGGTTTGAGTTTAAAAAGATAGATAAGAGCATAAAAACTACGGAAGAGGCAAAAAAGTATGGTGAGGCGCAATTATCGGCTTATGCCAATACAATCAGAGAGGGAGAATTCAGGACATATATCAGCGGCTTAAGTTCCGGGCAGACTATTACAGTTAATTTATCAGGCAGGAATATAAACGAAAGCTTTTTGATTATGCGGGTATCCCTGAAGATGTTTACAGCTACCGAAGGAGAATGGACGGTTGAGCTGGCCACTTTAAAAACTTTAGGCATGATTTCCTTTTTACAGAGTTTATTGGTCGGAGAAAATAAAAAAGTGACTTTGAATGAGAATGCGGTTTTAAAAAAATATTATCTTGATTACCAGACAGCGCAGGTTAACGAAGAGATAAATCTGGCTTCCGAGGAATATGATCATCAAACAATTCAAGTCGCTGAATCAATTGAAAAGGATCCGTTTGGCGCCGGAGTAAGACCAATATTTGTCTTGGCACCGTACCAACCATTGGGACACTCAGACCCGGAAAGAGAGTTTTGCCTGGATACGAGTGAATTAAGCTAATTTTATGATTATAAAAAAACACACAAAAGAAAACGCGCACGCTATCGGTGATATTACCGTTAAGTTTTATGATCAGTCAAAATTGACCAAAAAAGACCGGTTGTTTAATAAAATGATTGCGAAATTAAGGCCGATGTTTCCCGGCATTATGAGATATTATATTTTAGGTAATTTAGTGCAGGAACAGCGGCGGTTTAATGTAATCTGCAACGGTGGGTTTAATGCCCTGATCAAAAGACTGGTCGGAGACACTTCGTATACCGGGCATATTAATAAGGCATTACTTGGAACCGGATCAGGCGCGGCTTCAGCTAATGACACGCAGTTAATAGCTGAAGATTACCGCAACGATATGGCCAGCGGGACAGACAGTTCAAATGTAGTTTTGCTAACTGCTTTTTTTACCGAGACCGAATGTTCAGGAGTTTATACTGAATTCGGCAATGTGATTGACGGCGATGAGAATCCGAACACCGGCAGACTATGGTCGCATTTGACCGGCCTCAACTGGGCAAAAGATAATAATACAGTTCTGGTCATCAGCCAGAAATATACTTTTATAAGCGTATGATTCTGAATATCAAAATTGAAGTAAAGGATAAGCTGGAGGCCTACGATATTGTGAGCAGGCTGGGGCTTCAGCATGAAATACTGGAAGCTGAATTTGACGGTGCCAAAGAGATTTTTGATAAAGAAAACAGACCGGCATATTTTTTGAAAAATAAAATCAAAAATATTGCTAAGTACAGAAGTTATGAGTTTAGACAACAAGAAAAAACAGAATAAATTATTTGCGTTTGAAATTAATGCAATTATGAAAGCGATCAGGAATCTGGCGCAGAATATTATTACCCTGAATCAGACAAGCCATTGGGAGTATATCAGCACTTTAGGCGGAACCAGTATTGCAGTCCCGGCTGGTGCCAATTTTGTAATAATAAATTTTTCTTGGTATCCGACCGGATTTTCAGAACAGCATTGTGGACAGGTGGTTCTGGCCAAGGATGGCAGAACTTCGGCTGTTCATCGGGAGGGTAAGCTGTACACTTCATCAGGAACATCAACCAGCGGTTTATCATTCAGCTGGAGTGGGTCAACTTTAACAACCTCTTCGTCGGGAAGCATTACGGCAACATCAATATCCGTTTCAGCCTCTTTTTATACATAATCGTTCAAATATGCCAATCAGACAATTAATAGGAATAAAACAAGACAACTTAATTGATAACTCCGTTTTGGATGAATTGATTGATAATTTATCAGCTGATGCTTTAAACGGTCAGGCTGATATTCAGGTTGGCAATGGTTCGCAGTTTAGTGTGGGC